TTAAGTAACCTTTTTATTAAATTCTAAAGGGTTGTAAATAATAGCCTCTTGTAAAAAATCAGGTGCTAAATGACTGTACCTGGTCGTAACATTCAAAGAAGAATGACCTAATATTTTTTGCAGTGTAAGGATATTCCCACCATTCATAATAAAATGACTCGCAAAGGTATGCCTTAAAACGTGTGCAGATTGACCAGCAGCAGTAACTATACCAGAACGATTAAGAGCGGAACGAAAGGCAGAATAACAGGAATCAAATTTTTTATGGTGGTTTAAATAATTAGTTAGATCAAGATGAACCTGAACGGATAAAGGGACAAATCTATTTTTACCGTTTTTTGTATCAAGAAATTCAACACCGCCATTTTTTAAGTTCTTAGATTTAATTCTTTCAGCTTCACCCCAGCGAGCACCCGTAGACAAGCAAATTTGCACAACATAAAAAAGTGAATAATTGCTAGATTTCTCAATAGAAGCATATAAAAGCTTAATTTCGTCTTGTGTTAAGTAGCCTAGCTCAGTGGGTATAACCTTTAATTTTCGTATATGAATTAAAGGATTTTTATATTTTATAAATCCCATTCTTTCCAATTCGTTAAACATAGCCGAAAGCGTAGAGTATTCCCTATTTAATGTTGCAGGAGATAAGCCAGCATTTAAACGACTAGAACGATATTTTATAAAAAGTTCAGGGTTTAAAGTTTGTGCCACCGGATTATTTAAGCTTTCAGCAATAAAATTTAATCTATTTTTAGTATCAATAGCCGATTTAAGAGAGATACCGTGAGAATCAAACCAGAGAATTATTAATTCTAAAAGGGTACGATCATCTTTTTTTTGTTCAGATGATATCATTGATTTTCTTTGGTAATTTAAAGCGGCTTGTTTAGTCTTGAATAATCGCTTGATGTGCTTACCTTTAACGCCATTAGGACGAAAATTTAAAAGGTAATCACCATTTTCTTGTTTTTTAATACTCATAAAAAGATAGCCCCTTTTTATCCGATGGAATTAGAATATTCTAACGATTGCCTAACCAAATACCATTCATGGAGTAAACGGTCATTAAGTGGGTAACGCCTGCAAAAGAAAATAGGTTTTTGATAGCGATCAACCCAACGTCCTAAACGTCTGTATTTTTTTTCATAATAAGCACGTTCTTTTTCAGATGTGATTTTATAAAGCATCATGCGGATTTACCCGTTAAACGCCTTAATGCTAATGTTTGTCGTACAAGGTCAACAAGGTCAGCAGGGGTAATGTTTCGAGTCCGGTAATAACTGAGCATATCGTCATAACAACTTAGCTGTTTTAGCTGTCGTATTACATCTAAATGCGTATGATCTCTATTTCTTGCCATGACAGAAATAAGGTTTCCTATAATGGCCGTAAAATTTCTGCCCACTGCCGTTACATCATTCTTTTTTTTTCTTTGTATGTGCAGACCATCCGCAGGGCAATAAAACTCAGCATCTTCTAGGATTAACTGCCAAAAAGGATCTATAGTGGTTTTGTTTAAATCTAAACGATTACGTATAAGCGCATAACGCCAGATGTCGGTTAAATGTTCAGAAACAGCAAGGAAGCTTTCAAGGTCTTTATCCATACCTGTACCAATTTCACGCATGATTTTGTGATGAATTCTAGCTTCTATACGCTTTACAGGTTCTAAGGGTACATAGGTTCCCATGCTGAAATTTCCCCATTCTTGGTGATAAAAATCAACTTTATCAGACATTTTCATTTCTACGGTTTTATCATAAATACAAAATTGGAGCGCAGAAGCCCTACCAATCGTATAGTTTTTTATTGCTGATTTACCGCCATAAGTAGCCGCGCTCATGTTTAAATCTGATAAATCGAGACTTGCTAAGCCATCATAGGATTTTATAGTCCTACTATACGTGGTGAAATTCTCTATAAAATCTTTGGGAGGTTCCCAACCTTGTACATCACAGGCTAAGTGAACAGTACAGCCTTTAGCCTGGTAAGTTTTTAAAAAATAGTCTGCAATAACATCAAGATAGGTTTGTATTTCTTCAGGTTTGTTAGACGCTATGTACTTAGGGGAAAGTTCAATTTTCAGGTGCTGCCCATCATCCTCGACACGTGTGAAATAAGAACCGTATAAAATTACTATGCCAATATCATTATTTTGAACCTTGAAACGGTAGCGCGATGCTTTGCCCATGTGAGATAGATGCCACACACCCGATAAGATAGAATTAGTAATATTTTCCCGTGCTTTACAAAGAGTCTCTAAATGAACTAATAATTCTGGTTCAGGTGTGCCGTAGTACAGTTGGCGAACTGTGTCGACAAAATTACCGACTATGTTTACGTTAGTTAAATCGGTTAAACCTGCGTTATTGAAAAATAAACGCCCGTTTTCGTCATTACTGCCATTCTCTAAAGAATCCAAACTCATGCGATCAGAATAACTTATCATTGCTTTTTCTCGTTTATATATTAATGATTGTCTGTGTATTGCCATACTTAGACGTTTATTTATGTTTAAAAAAGGTAATATTTTTAACCATGCTCAGTGATACTAATTGGGTGCTTCTGTTGGTGTCTTTGTAACGTGATACAAGGACGTTAATAAAAAATCATTTTTTCCGGCTCCGAATTTTTTCATATATCCAGGGCTGGGTGGGTGTGCCACATTTAGCCCAAAATCCTGATCTAATTTATAATTCCTGGGACCCTGGCAAATTTTCTAAACTTGCTACGCTTCAGACAACGAAAATTATGCTTCCCTAAAATCCTAAATTAGGAATTTTGGCAGCTAAACTTAGGCACACCCACCCAGCCCCTCCTATAAGCGAATTGCTACGCCTCCAAATATTTAATTTTATTAACGCCTAAACTTTCTTTTTAGGTATTGGTAGAGGTCGCGAGTGATTGCGCGAATGAGTGCATTTATAATAATATTCATAATAAAAACCTTTCTAGTTCATTAGATTAGCTAATAAACCGCCTGATTCTTCCTTTTTGACGGTATTTTTCGCGGCTTGTTGGGGTTCTGGTTCTTTTTCCTTTGTTTCTCGCTTTGGAAGTTCCCAAGAAGTTACCAGCATCATATTTTCTTTTGTGCGCAGAAATACCCCGTAATTTTTTTGGATGATTGTTGCACCTAGTTCATGCAGCTGTTCGGTATTAAGTGTTTCGACAATCTTAAAATTTGAATCAAAAAAATCAATAATGACTTGTGAGCCTTTGGTCTTTTCAATAATGCTAGAAAGGCGGGGGCGATAGTTTGTTAAAAAGTCATCAAGAAAAGCGGTTTCTATCTGGTCAATGGTTAAATGTGTGCTGATCGGAACGCTTATACTTTTTGGCTCAATGGATTTTGAATTAAGCGCGGGAGTGGGTGCGGCTTTTGGTTCAGATTTTCCGGCATTGGGTAGCGATGGGGGATAAATAAATCGATAACCGACAAAACCAACTAAGCCAAGAGCTAATAAAATCATTTTAGGGGATATTGACCCCGTACCTTTTACGACTGCCATTTTTTCGGTTTCCTGTTCGGGTGTCTCTTCTGGTTTTTCAGGTTTGACATATTTAGAGGGATTTTTTAAATTTTTTAGAGTGGCTTTGTGTTTTTCCTGAATCAAGTCAAAAGCTTTTTGCTCTTTTTGGATATGTACTTGACCGCTTAAATAATTAGCCGGTAAATAAGTGTAAGTGGCTCTAAAATCGATAACTTGAACATCTGCGAGAGTTTCGCCTTTAATGATTAAATTATCTTGTTGTAGCTTTTGATTGGTGTCGTATCCGTCATAAACTTCTTTACCTGAAAAGGACCAAGTATCCTGGGGGGCTTGGTTTAATGACATACCATAAAAAACATGATAAACGTGATGTTGTTTACCATAAGGCGAGAAGCCGAGAAACGAAAGAAAGGAGCCGAAAACTGGGATTTTTTGACGATCAGTTCGAGAAGCTTGCACTAGGAAATCACACAAAGTGGTTCTAATTTGTGCGTCAATCATTTCGTAATTTTGGACAGTTAAAAGCAAGTCCCAATGATTTTTTCTTGAAAGGATAAGCCAACCGATAATAGCAAGCCGCTGTTTATCTTTAAAGGTTCTAGAGTTCATCCATAAAGCTAATTCATCAAGAACAATTAAGCCGTTCTTATCTTCAGGTTTATAAGCAGGGTCAAAGGCAGGCGGTAAAATATTAAAATCTTGTACTCGAGTAAAATCGGGTAAACGGTAAGCTAATGATGCATTCTTATTATCAAGTAATTTATCCAGGTATAAATCCATATTTGTGGCAACAGGGAAACCTTGATTTAAATACTTTTTCATCATCCAAACAGCGGCTAATCCTTTGCCCTCTCCCCGTACACCTTGAACAATCCAGCCCGCCATTATTTTACAAGTGCAGTTAAACGGGCTTTCATAGCTATCATTTTATGGTCGTATACAAAACGATAAAGTTTAGAGCCATAGACTATTGATAATAGAGACGGGATATTATCAGGAAGAAACCAAGTAGCGGCTAAAGCAATAGACGCAGGCATTACCATATCTAAAGAAGTAATTAAGGCTAAAGCACCTTCAGCAAATAAGCGAAAAAGTATATAAAAAGCACCAAGCCAAAGAAGATAAAAAGGGAGCCGATCAAAAAATACTTTTACATAAGACCAGATTAAATCAAAAAGAGCGGCAAAACCAATCATGACTTTACCGAAGAGAGCCTTAAATATTTTTGTTAAGAAAGGTCTAAAAAATGCAGTTATGCCAGATACAAAGCCAGCGACTAGAGGAAGAGCCATAGTTAAGCAGCCTTAGGAGCGAAAATATTATTAAAAGCAGTTCGAGAAGCATAAAAACCAAAAACCCAAGCAAGGGCAATTTTTAAATCTGCTAAACGTCCACAAACATCTAAAGAAAATTGACGGGTTTTACCTTGAATAGTAAAAGGCTGGGTAAATTCTTGGGTGCAACTAGTAGAAGGTAATGTTGTATAAAGAGAAGATGCACCAGGAATAATTGCGTTTAAAATAGTATCAAATTGATTTAATTCGTCTTGATCGCTTAATTTAGCGGTAATGCCTTGTTTTATTGATTCAGTATCAAGTCCCATACCATCTAGGCCAGAAAAATCACCTGTATCTGTACCTAAATCAACATCAGTTGAGCCAACATCTAAAGCCGTACCATTATCTTTAAGCGCACCTTGTAAAGTGTCTTTTATTTCTTTAGTCTCTGCTAATAGTTCATCTGAATTATTAGAAGCGGAATTATTAGCATCTGATATTTTTTGCAGTTCTTTTAGTTGCTCTTGTTGTATTGTTAAATCAGTATCAGAGGTATTTTTAATTTCTGATAAGAGCTTAGTACGATCATGAGCAGATTCGATAAGCTTATTTTGTGACCAATCTATTAAGTTATAAATATTTTTTAGTTCTGTATTAGATTGTTCAACGCCTTTAGTGGCTAATTTGTAAAAAGCTACATCGTCTATACGTTGAAGGCCTAATTCGTTTTTTATTGCCTGCATTTTGTCTTGATTTAATGCCTGATATTGTTCAATGACATCTAATGAATTTGAACTATCTTGGGTAAACTTCTTCATTGATGCTAATTCATTAAAACGTATATCTTGAATTAATTTTCCTATCGCTTGATTTACTTGAACATTGGCTTGTAAGGTGGATTGCCTTGCATAATCGGTTGCAGCGGTAGGGTCTGTGGTGTCAGAAGGACAACCACCATTAAGACAGGGGTCAATGTTAGGGTTATCAATTTCAACAGGTGCACTAGGCGGGGTTTCAATACCGACAGGGCTACTTGTTGGCTTAGTAGTATCACCCGTTCCACCCGTAGGTGTAGAGTTGTCGCCACCATCCCCGCCAGTACCATCACCATCACCACCGGAGGGGGGTTGATAAGGGTCGGTTGTTGTAGGTTCGTCAGGTGTAGGTTTTACAGGGGTTTCTTTTACGGGACAGGTTTTGTCTGTAGGTATAAAAACACCATCGCCACAATCTTTAAGCGTTGGCTTTACTGGGGTTTCGGAATCTTCAGGCGCAGGAGTTAAAATACCTATCCAACCATTGTCGGTACCATCGTCTCTACATTCGCCCTCAACAGTGTATTGACCAGAAGAACCACAAGAATTAAGAGGGTCTGCTTCACATCGTCTACGATTTAAATCAAAATCAGCACAGTTTTTATCATTAGTTGAATGTTTACAAATATAAGTAGCCCCGGTTGAATACTCTTGACCACAAAAAGCCGGTGCTGTATCAATAGTTTCATTTGTGCCATCTTTACGACATTGATTCTCACCAGAATACGGGTCAAAAATTGGAGTGTAACCATCAGGGCATGAGGCGGGGTCTTTAGGTTTATCTACTGCTTTACATGAACCATCAGGAAGCGTACCACCAATACAATCAGGTGTACCAATAGGCTTGTCATAACAAATATTATCTTGTCCAGCTTGCGTACCTTCTAAACATTGAGCAACACAAGAAGATAAATTAGCATCCCAATAAAAATCATCTGCTTTACATTGTTCAGCCGTGTTTGAATCTTCTGGTGTAGGAGCTAAACAAGATAAAACCGAAGCAGGAGCACCAGGTAATGGGTTTCCAGAAATACACGTAATACCAGCATCAGCAGGACAAGACAAAGAGCCACAGTCAGAAACAGAAGAAGTAAGGACGCATGAATCTGTATTAGGGTCTTTTATTTCGGGTGCATAGCAAACTACAGATGGAGGCGGTTGAGTAGGACAAGATGCAGAATCAGGAGCGGTTGAACCATCCCAACAAGTTACAGAGGTAGGAGCAGGACAAGCAGCACCACCACCGCCAGCAATACAAGAATCATAAAATTCTTGTTCAGTATCACAACTAAGCGAAAAACCTACAAATTGACTAGATGGAATACAATAACTGACAGTTTGACCAAACTGATCGACACCGCCAACATAACAGTCATTAGGCCATAAACTAACTGAAATACTAGTACAATCTGAAAAAGCATTAGAACTAAAAAAAACCCCAAAACATAAAATTAATATCCTTATATAAGCCTGAGAGCTTTTAAATTCATTTTTATTTTTCATGTTTGGGGTTTCCTTTAAACTTTAACTAGATGGGGTTTAGCTATTAAGTAGCTGATGCCGCACCTTTTTTAAACATACGGATTAGGATAAATCCAACTGTTACAGGGACTACAACAGTCCAAGCTAGATCAATAACAGCGAGTACGTCAGTTAATAAATCAGTGAATGCTGTTCCTACTGCTAACGGTAAGGCCGCGTTTGCGAATCCTGCGAAAGCGAATAGGCCAAGACCTAATGATAGTGAAGCGATAGCTTTTTGTGCTTTGTTTAAAAGTTTCATTTTATTTCTCACTTTGTTGTAGTTTTGCCGGCCATCATGAAGCCAGCGATTAAAAAACCAAATGCTAGACCTATTGCAAAGGAACCGAGTAGTTCACCTATGATTATTATTGAATCAGCTGTTAACATTTTTAATAGACCAGTAAAGAGGCGAGTTTTATGCCTGCTATAAATCCAAGTGCAAAAAGGGCAGTTAATCCAATTAAATAATTTAGGCTAAATAGGTCGGTTGTTGTTGCGATCATGTGCATTTGCTCCGATTGGAGAGGGTAAAGTCTTAAGCAGAGTTTTAAATCTACTTAAGTGCTTAATTCTTTTTGTTGCTTATTAGGTTTTTGGTGGTGTTTTTGATACTGGTTTAGTTAAATCTGGCTTATCTTCGGTTACTATGTTGATAGGACGAATTGAGATAGCTGTAATAGCTGGACGACCTGCACCACCGGCTTCAACGTCTGCATCTACTTGGAATATGGCAAATTCATTAAATTGGCGATCATATTGGCGTAAGTCTTCAAACATTTCGTACGGAAGTTTTAGTTTTAAGGTTTCTTGACCAATAATATTTGGGTTTCTACCTGATGTTTTCTGAATCATGAATAGAGAAGCGCCTTTAGCTCCGCCTTCAATTTCATATTTAGAAATACCAGTAACAATACCTTGTAGTGTAGTTTGCATTTTATTTACCTTCTTAGTGTTTTACGTATAGTGTTTTAGTGGTCGTTAATGATGTTTTATCGCTAACGGTTCTACTGAGTTTTATTGTATTTACTCTTTTGTTGTGCGAATTTTAAAAATGGTGAAGCTATTTTTAAAACCATGCTCTACAGTGCAATCCCTGATTAATTCCACTAATAGTCCCTAATTTAAAAACGCTTTTCATGCTTCAAAGGTTTTTAAAAAAGGGTCTATAAGTGTTATTAATGAGGTATTTACCTTGCGATCATTTTCGCG